CATATAAAGTTTTTAAAAGTTTCTTGGAAAACAGATAAAGAATTGATAATATTAACCTACTATTTTTAAAAATTAAGTAATTTATTGATAAAATCAATGTTATAGTCTTCATCTTCTGTAACTTCCTCTGATTCTGCTACTGACTCTAAAATTACCCTTAATCCATATTTTTTGGCTAGTTCATGTATCACCCTGATTTTACTCACAGGCATTATGTTCATTACCCATGATTTACATATTTCTTCCCAGAAATTATTAGTTCGTAAGACTATTTCTAATATAACTGGATATTCTTCTTCTAATATTTCTAAATTGTCTCTGATATTTATAGGGTTAAAATTATCTAATAGCATTTCTTGCACTTCTTTTGCTTTTTTATATTCTAAATCAGCATTAATTCCCCAGTCCTCATCTTCTAACTCTTCCCCTAATATCAATTTTGCTTCTTCGATAGTCATTTCATCATCATCTATGTCGGAATCACTATCATCTTCTCCTTCTACAGCTATTGTTTCTGCCACTTCTTCCAATTCTTCTTGGTTGAATTCAAAGATATTCTCATCTTCCATTCTTTCCTCATCTTCATCTTCTATTTCATTTTCAATTTCAACAAAATCATCATCACTACTTAATTCTTCATCTAAATTTATTTTAGTAACTCTTCCAGGATTTAAGTATCTTATTATTCTCCCTAAATAATTATCACTTATTGTCATATCCCCTTCCTCTGGTATATCATCATTTCTAAAGAAATGAGATAATCTCCCCATGTCCTTCTTATATTCTCTACCTTCTAAGTAGTTTATCTCATCATAGTATCTCATAGGTGAACTTGGTATTTTATATATTGTTATGTCTAGTTGATTTATGTCAAATATTATTTTTGCCGCTTTAGGCATTATCATAACTATAGCATTTATTAAAAGAGATGACTCTTTGTCTATTCTTCCACAGTTGATTCCACAGAAGTACTCTAAACTCTGCCAACATTCCAATATATTTGCTTCATAGTTATCATTAGAAGATATCATGTAGCTTAACACCTTAGGATTTATTATTTCTTTACCTTCCAATCCTCTATAGGAGAATTTAAATCTTTCAATTTCTTTCATTGTTATTTCTCCCTTACTTTTAGTATATCTATTTTTAGAAACTAAGTTCTCTATGTCCATTCTAGCTAGCCCTAATCCTCTAACATCTTCTTCTGACATTTCTTCATTTAGCATTAAGTTTCTTAATGCTATTCCCCTTTTTAGGCAAATCATAGCTGTTACTAGACTCTCTCCATTGTTCCTCATGTAAATAACTTCTTCTTCTGTTGGTCTAAACTTTCTCCATAGTGAGTTATCTATTCCTCCCACTAAATCCCATATTCTGCAGGCTGCAAGATAGGCTGATATCACCTCTTCCCAAACTATTGTCTTTTCAAATAATATTATGTAAAGGTAGGTTAATTTGACAATTGAGTTTTCAATCAACATAGGTATGTTAAAACTCGTTATTTGTTCTTTAATAAGTTGTATAGGATTATAAGTTCTATGGTCTAAAGTTACGTGATTAATCTCACTTTGATATGACCATGGCAAGAAGAAATAATCTTTCTGATTACCGAAGTTTCTTACTTTAAACTCAAGTTTATCTTCTTTGACTATTTCAAATTCTCCTATTACCTCAAATTTGTTTGGATCTCTATCTTTCCACTCAGGTAGTTCATCAGCTTCTTCTAATATCATTATTTTGGTATTACCAAATTTTCTTGAATCTAATGAGACACTCATTAGTTCTCCATCTATGAAGACATTTCCTGATTTTTCTTTAGTTTTAAATACCTCATGGTTTCTAACATGTTGTATACTATTAACTATCCACCACCATTCTAATAGTCCTACTATTTCTTTAACAGAATTAAAGCCTTTTGCCTCTACAGATACACTTCCGTTTACCAACTTTTTCTTTTCTCTTTTGTTTGCGGAAATTCTATATTTATAAAATACTATCATAGAACCTTTTTTGTAGTTCATTTCTAAATCAACTAACATTTCGTCAGATTTTATAAATCTTGTGGTTCTGAATCTTACGTAAGGTAGATCATTACATAATATCATAGCAGCAGTTGTTTGTTGTGCTTTTTCATAATTAATTTTGTCAAAAAGAACTTGATCTCTAATTTTGTCTAGAGTTATTTCATTACCATTTATGAATTTTCTAGTATTAGAAACTAAATCCAAAGTCAATTCTTGATTAGTCTCAATAGAAAATATAGTAAAAAACATATGTAAACTAAAAGCATTTACTTTAGATTTTATTTCTATATTTCTTATGAAATTCTTAGATGAGTTAACTATTCTTAAGTTAGAACCTCCTCTAAAGTAATTACCATTAGTAACATCTAGAAATTCTTTGTGGAAGGGACTTCTCATTATTAAGTTTCTTCGCCTAATATTTATGAACTTTTCAAAGATTTCTATATTGTCCATAAAGAAATTGAATTTAACACCATATTTAGAAAATATAGATACTAAGTTTTGTAATGCAAGGTATACGTCTGAAGAGTAGCTTGCTAATGAAGGATATTTCTGACCAATTCCTGTTATAAAACTTTCATCATTTAAGGTTCCTTCTTCTTTGTATAGCATAAACCTACTTACTAATTCAATTGGCATATTGTCATACATTTCTTTTACTTTAACAAACGTCCATATGTACCTAACATTAACTGGCTTTAGTGAAGTTTCATAATCAGATCTAGAGAAGTATAACTCTACTTTGTATATTTCTCTTAACATATCCATATTTCTAGAAGGTAATTCTATTTCAGCTTCACATATCCTCTGTAATATAAGTAACATCTCCTTTATTTTCATATGTTTAGTGAATATTCCAGGTACAGAACTATTGTTTAGCTTAAAATCATCATCAAGATCATTTAGTATTGTTCGGTTTCTATATCCTTTACAAACTCTTATTATTCTGCCAGGAGATGATTTATCAACCTTTTTAGAAACAACTGCTACTAATTGAGATAAAAACCTTATGTTACTTATTATTCCTAATTTAGAAAGTTTAGTAATGTTTCTATTAACCTTTTTCATTACTTTCTCTAATATTTCTAAATTGTGTTTTTCTTCATCTGAATCTTTATAGTAGTCTAAGTAGTTTTCTATTAAAGTTAAGGAAGAGCTTAATTTTTCTACTGTGTATTTCATTTGGTGTGTTCTGAAAAGAATGTTCTTTATTATGTTTAACAATTTCTTAAGTTGAATATTTATATATTCATCTGTCTTAGGAAGATCTCTTTTGTAATGTTTAGTTATTAGCCAATCTTTAGAAAAGCCCATTATGCCTTCAGACTCTTCTGTTTGTTCATCTCCTCCATGCTTCCAAATTATTCTATCGGTAGATACTATCCTCATTAATCTATCTATCTTCATAGATCTTTCCGATAATACTAACATTCTAAAATAGTATTCTGCAAAACCATTCTTTAACACTTTACCGTAAGAAGCGAAGTTTATCCCACCCATTACAACTGGTATTCTAACTAAATTTTCTCCAGAAGGAAATCCATATAATTCTCTTATTCCTAATTGTGAAACATGATTAATAAATTCAAATGAATATCCAGGTAAACCATTGACTATTGATGACCATAAGCCAGTAGACGTTTTAGTTATATCTTGTTTATAACTATCCCCATATATCTTTACTGATGAAGTTATCATTTTAGACAGAGCTACTTGATGGCCTTCATTATTTATGTTATAATACTGTAACATTTCATCTGGACCAACTGCAAATTTATTTAAACTCATTCTTAAGCCTACAATTCTAGTACTTAATATAGATAAGTAGGACATTATAACAACCATTTCTCTCATGTCTACTTCTTTTCCGTCATCAAAAAATAATCTATTCTGCATTAAATTGAATTTCTTTCCAGATTCAATATATTTGATAAGGTATTCACTTGGTTTTCGGTATCTTAAAGGTTTGAACAATTTTATCCATGTTGCTATGTCATCAGAATGAGTTAAAGCTCTAAAACTATCATATATACCCATTGATTCAAACCAATACTTACAAATAACTCTAGATAATAGTGTTCCTATAGAGCCTAAGAAGTTTAATAAACCTAGAACAAATCCTCTTTCTATGGTGTACCCTTCATTTTCATCAAGTTTAAATTCTTGGAAATAGCTGTAATCTGTTTCTAAGATCTCTTCCTCAATACCTGCTATTATATTCATGTGCTTGCTTTTGAGCTTTTTGCCTGACCGGAAGTTCTTTAGCACCGCTGTTACTTCTTTGGGGAGAATCATGAACCTACCTTCAAGTTTTTCTATTAAGTTTACTCCAACACAGGCAGCTCTTTTACTTAAGATTTTATATTTGTATAAGCTTATTAAATACCTTTTTAGTGCAACCATTAAGTAAGTTTGACCAAACTTGTCCATATCTTCCATCATGACTATGGTTTCTCTTCCGTTCATATCCGAAACTTCTTGTATTTTTAAAACCTTATATTCTCCAGAAAGTGTAATCACATCAAATGGATCGTCTCTTAGTACTTTAAGCATAAATGCTTCTACTTCTCTTGCTAACATAAGACTATTTGCCATTACTATGTAAAAATCTCTCTTATCATAATTTTTCTCATTAGTTTTAAGATCCATGTGTATAACGGTCTTTTTAGGATACTTTTTGTCAAGTATGCAAGCTGTCTCAAGATAAGTTAAAGATATATTGTCTACATCAATATTCCACTTTCCAACTAAGTCTTTTAAAATCCTTTTTGCTTCATTTTCTAAAACTGGAATACTAACCGATTGTTTTTCAGAATTTAAATTTATTAATCTATCATCTTGTCTTCCTGGTGTCATATTTAACATGGCAGTAGGATTTAATTTATCTGTCATCACTGTGGTTCCTATGTCTATAGAAGTAGATCCCTTTCTATTATTATAGTGATATTTTATAGCTTCATCTATACTACCCATGTGTCCAGTATAATACTGCCACTCATGATCTCTAAATAAGTCAATTAGAAAGTCTTTAACACTAGTATTATCACTTGGTTTCATGTATCTATTAGGGGAATTTCTCCATTTAGAATTATATTTTGCTTCTGATAAACAAGCTTTTGATAACAAAAACAATCTATCAAACCCATCAGAAGTTGGCATAAATGTTGATTTTAGGAAAATCATCATCAAAAACTCATCTATTGATGTATATTTTCTACCTAAAAGAGGATCTATCATTTCTTTCCAGGTTCTTTCTCTATATTTACCTTTACCTTCATCATGTATTGCGTAAAAATCTTTAAATCCTGAACAGAAACTTTTCACTAAGAAAGCAGCTTTTAACTTACATGTGTTAATATCGCCAAATTTTTCTTCACAAGTTTCGTTAGAAGTTAATAAAGTAGCATTGTGACATTTATATAGAAAAAATGATAAATCAGCAAATGCTCTTAAACTTCTCTGATAATTAGTGCAGAATAATATTGGTAGAAATGAATCTGCTGCTATTAAGTTATCTTGTGAGACATAAAAAGCTCTTAATGCTTTAGCCCCTAATTGTAAAGATTTACTATCAGAAACTTGGGCATAATTCTGTCTTCTTGGCATAGTTATCCAAATATCTTCTCCTATGTGAATAGCATTTTGTTCCCACCATTTAGGAGGTTCTTTTCTTTTGTATACTTCTATTATTACTCCAGATGTCATACTGTTTGGAGCTGGAGAGGTAATAACCCACTTTTTCATTATTCCATCCTTTGTTCTAACTCCAAGAGAGTCCATTCTTATTGAAGATATCTCATCACCTCTAGCACTTACATTATGCCTTTGGTTTATAAGATCATACAATTCAGCTTCTGTTCTAGTAAGTATTTCTGATTTTAATCCCTCAAGAGTTTTATGATCTTCTTTTATCTTTTCAAATAAATCATTAATTCTAGGGCAATTTTTAGGATAAGGATTCTTAATTTTATCATAATTATCATCATAGCAGTCAACTGCTATAACATCATCCATAAAACTTCTTATAGTATCTAAGTTTAATTTCCTTAAGTCCCAAGTTCTCTGATTATATTTTTCTTTTTTATTACCTATACCTAACATTTTTACCTCATCGTCATCCAATAAAACTTTTAAGTTTATTCTTAAAGTTAACTTGTGTTCATAAGGAATACTACTTATTATTTCACGATATTCTTGGATTTTGTCTAACATTCCAGTGGTTTCTCCTCCTGTCTTGGTAACTGTGTCAAATACTTCTAATATTCTGCCTAGCTCATCTAATTTCTTTATTTGTTCATTATAAATGTAAAAGAATTCTGATACCTTTAGAACAAAATTTATTAAAGTTCCTCTAATTCCTTCATATTCAGGAGATCTTTTTAATGTAAAAATAAGTTCATCCATTTCTAAATTACTAATTCCATTAAAAACGTGAGTTACCAAAGTAGTTCTTGAACTTAGAGTTCTTAAGTTCTTTCTCATATAAATTTCTTCTTCGAAATCTAATCCTCCTGTGGTCTTTGTATCATACAATTGTTCTAACTTTTTAATCATTGCTAATGGAGTAATCAGAGTGTTATTTATCCACCTTAAGCCGATATTTAAGTTAGACAAAAACTCTTTTAAGTATCCTTCTTTCTTGAAATTATCATTAGCTATAGTTCTTTCAAGAGTAAAACTAGACATGTTATCTGAACTTTTGTAACAGATAAGCTCTGATAATGCTCTTGGCAATAAATTCTCTCTTATATCAAAGTCTTCTGTTTGATGTACCTCATAATACTTATTTCTGAATAACTGCAATACAAAGTATATTATTTGTATTTGAGAATCTGTTAAACCATGTCTAGCTAGATAATTTCTTTCTATTAATATTACCCATAATAGTGCATTTTTTGACAAACAATCTAAATTAAAATTAGACATTTGTTCAGGAGTAGGTCTAGTTACCCTAGTTTTTACTTCTATTAGAGTCTTTTTTCCACCTATTTCAGTAACTAAATCAATAGATCTATTTTCTATTAAGACTTCTTTTTCAAAGTATAAAGCACAACCGTTAATTATCATGGACATGGCTATGGTTGCATAGTCATAATTTATAACCTCAAATGCTGCCCCTTTCATCACTTCCCCGTATTCTTTAACAAAAAGCTCCCATCTCAACTGCATATCAACGCTTACAGTAAACCCAGATGGTAGTTTTATATTTTTGATATTTTCAATTTTACCTCTCGTATTGAGATAAGGAATTATATCAAATCCCTCTTTATAACTCTTTTCCATAATGATGTATAATCTTTATTTCTAGTCGCG